GCTGTAGTTCCAGATGTTCCTGTTTCTGCTATTTGTGTATTAATAAGATAATTATTACTAATTGCACCAGTTGCTACTGCTACACCACTATCTGCACCAAAGTTAAAACTTGATCTAGGTAATAACCCAATATTAACTATACCTTTAACACCTATGCCCTTTTGTGATTTTTCAATTTTACTTGCAAAAATGTCAGAATTAAATTCTAAAAATAGCTTTACATTTTCTTGTGCATTATCTGGTCTTGGCTGAAATAAAGCAGTTGCATCAACTACATTTTTAGCAGGTGTTAACTGTGGGTGCTTTATATCAAATTCTTCTGGCTCAACACGCAAATGATCATAGGTTGTTTTTAAAGAAGTATAATTGACCTTAAAGCCAGTTATATCACTTATTGCCTTTGATTTTCTACCTGATGCGTATCTTGCCATTATATAATATTCAATGCTGTTGGTTGTATTCTAAGACTTACACCATCATTATCTGAAGATGCTGCAAAACTAAAAGACCTTTCATACATTTCATTTAATATCTGAAATTTATCTGGTGCATATTTTATAGCAAGTTTTGCAGATAAACCAGCACATAAAGTATCACTCCATCTGTAAGGTATATCTGTATCTTGATTTGATGCAGTAATATCTTCTTGTTGGTTCATTGCCCAATACACCATACTTAATGTAGACACATTAGGAACAGACCAAAAATAGATTTCAGGAGTGTATTGCTTATCAATCATAAATTGACTTGGCTTACCTGCATTAGTCTTATTAGGAATTTGATTATACTCTTGTATTGTAATCCTATTTATTATTTGGTCTGTGCCTGATGAAGTATCTCTTATTACAGCATCTAATATGTCTATAGTACCAACTGGCAATGTGTAATTTGTTGTGCCACTAACTAATGTCAATGTGTTTTGGGTAACAGTCCAAAAGTTTATACCTCTATTTGCAAATTCTGAAAATAATAAATTTAAACTTCTTCTTGCTGCTCTTGAATGATCCCCAGTCCTAGTTTGAGGATCAATACCACATCTCTCAAAAGATTCAGCTATTATTTCCTCTACATTGGGTCTAAATGCAACACTTCCTGAAGTAGCCATTAATTCACCTTATGCAAAAAATATGTTCGCTAATACAACTGTAGCAACTGTGTATGCAATAGCCAAGCCACTACCAAACAAAATACCTTCATCTGGTATTGTATTATCTATAGTTGTATTATCAGTTCCTATTGTCTGTGCTTTAAAAAAAATAGTTCCATCCTCTGGAGTACCATTGTAAAAGTCAACTAGACCTGCTGTTCCAGCAGACACGATTGAGTATCCTTTCATCCTAGTACGACCACCACCACCAATTGCACTTGCACATAATGATCCAGAGCCTACTGTAATGTTCGCTGCATATCTTGCTGAACATTCTACAGCACTAACTGTTAAAAATAATTTAGCACCTGCTACTGCTTCTGCTGAACCTGTAGAAGTTATGATTTCTGTAATAGCATTGCCAAAAACATCTGTGCCTGTAATTGTAGAAGTTTTATCCTCATCACCAGTACCAGTAGTTGTTACTGTTACATTTCTAGCACCACCACCTAAGAAAGTAGTTGTTGCCATTGTCGCTGAAGTGTCTGGTCTATCTGCCGTAACTAGTCTATCTGGGTCTGCTGCATTTTCATCTGCGATAAATGCTACTTGTACATCTGAAGATGACATATATATCTCCTTATAAAAGTGGGGGAAATTAATCCCCCATTATATTTTACTCAAACAATGTTCTACTTATACATTGATAATGAACATCTACTGCTTCTGCTGCTGCTGCACCAGCTTCAATGCCAATATAAGGTATTAAATCTACATCGTCAGTCATTGCACCACTTTTGGTTGTTCCTGTAGTAACTGCTGTTCCTCCAGTTGAACCACTTGTGGTTGTAATGTTGTACTGTTGACCATCAACAAATATTGATAGCTTCCTAGCTGAATCAATTTCTATTTTAAGATGATAAATAGTATTTGCTGCAACAGTAATTGGTAAAGCACTAATAAAATCTGTATTACCTATACTGTGTACAAAATGCAACAATGTAAAATCAGTAAATGCTTCAGAGTTTGTAGCATCAGTTTGAAATTTAAAATAGGCTTGATTAGCATCAGTTGCTACTAATTGATCATTAGTTAACTTTAGACCTGCCCAAAATTTCTGATTATCAATAGCATTTGAATTAATAGAACATTCCCAAACTGTTTGGTTTTCTGTTCCCCACTTTGTAGAACCCCATGCTGTGACAGCATCTAAATGTGGTGCAAGGATAGATTGGTCTTGGTCAGCACCAGCAGTTGTTATTGTAATTCCTGCTGCAGTTGCATTTCTAGTTGATAATGCACTAGTCATGTTTGTACCAAGAACTTCAAAGTTTGCATTAGCACCATTGTTAGCTACAACAGCTAATGGAATAACTTTTACTGTTAGAGTAGCTGAAGCTAGATCAATAGCCCCACCAGTAAAGTTTCCTAAACTAACTGTTATGACATTTGCTGCAGTTACAGTCGCTGTAAGAGTAAGGTCAACTGTATCAACACTTAAAGAAGCAGTTGCAAAGTCACCAAGTGCTGCACCAACTACTGCTATATCTTCAATTAGTTCATTACCATCACCAATAGAAGCAAAGTCTTTAGTTTCTGCACCTATAAGAAAGCCATTAATTTTAGGTAAATTTTCAAACCATTCTTCTAAGTAATATCTGCGAGTGTCTTTTGCTGCATTACCATGTAATGTTCTGTCTTGTATTAGTCCACTAGTTGTATCTTTACTAATTAGTTTAAGACTATCTTGTGATCTTAACGGACCACTAAAAGTTGAAGTACCCATGTCATTCTCCTTGTCTTGGGTTAGTTTGCATAATTGCAATCAAGGTTTAGGAGAGAAGTAATCCCCTCTCCTATTTTAGTTTTTAAGCAGCACCTTCTGTACCGAAAATACCTCGCCAGTCAGTAAAACCGAAAGAATATCTTTCTCTTACTTTGTAACGAACATTTCCTGTCTCAAAATCACCTTCCATGCCTTTTTTCATAGGACTTCTTTGGAACATTTTAAGACCATCAGGAACATCTGTCTTAATAAAGAATTGATCACTATCAGTTAATCGTCTCATGATATGATAACCCTGTGGTAAAAAACCACCAGATTTAATAGCATTGAGATCATTATCTGAAGTACCTGTTCTTAACTGAGACTCAAGTAATCTTTCTGCAACGAAAGTATAAGCAGTAGGAATAATTAACATTGTTCCTTGTGCTGCGATCCTAAGACCACGATCATCTTTCATGTCTGCAATATTAATCAAGATACTTTCTAATGAAGTTTCTGATAAATCTGCTGCTGTTGCCAAAGTGTTACTCTGGTTTCCGTTTTGAGTAGGGTGTGCTGTATTTAATAGTGATACACCATCTCCACCTGCAGTACTTAATGCGTTATTTAGTACATTTGCACCTTTGATCTCTTTTGTCGTAGACATTGATCTAGCGAGTGCTTTTGTATAACGTGAAGCGATAGAACCATACAGACCATCTTCTTCAGCTTCTTCTGTAACAGAAAACGCCAAAGCAACTGTGTCATGTGAGTATCTAGCAGTCCATTGTTGGGATGATGAGTCATAAGATACACCAGAACCTTCGTCTTTTGTAGGTGCTGCTCCAAATCCTGTTAACAATACATCTTCCTCAAATGCTTTTTGAGAAGTATTGCTTTCAAAGACCTTTGCATACTCTGGTGGATAACTATCATATTCTAAGCCAAACAGGGTGTTAAGACCCGGCTCAAGCATTTTTGCAAATTGTGCTCTATTCATTGCCATTGTCTAAATCTCCCTATATTCCAGCACTATCTTTGAGCAGATGCTCATTGATAATAACTTCCATTATTGCATTAGCACCAAAGGCATTATCTGGGGCATCATACAAACCTATAATTTTAGCAGTTGCAGTACCATTTGCCATTGTTCCTGATAACTCAAAACCAGACTGACCTGTTAAAGTCGCACCAGCACCAGCTACAAGATCAGCACAGTTTCCTATGTTTGTTTGTGCAGTAGTACCAGCAGACTGTGCTTTAAATACAGTATAAGGATCATCATACACATATGCTTTTATATTTGTAGCAGTCGTGCCTGATGGAAAGTATTGTGCGTAGACGAAAGAGCCATCTGTAGCAGTATAAGATACACCAGCGAAAACACCTATGTTATTTACTTCTCCAGCAGTATGAGGAGTTATAACCCCACCTGATGTTATGATAACTACGTCACCTGTAAAGATGTTTTCAGCTAATCCAGAAGTAATTGTATAGACGTTTGCACGAGAGTAACCATTACCACTTAGATGACGAATAGGTGTTAACCCAAAAGCAGCATCAACGTTTGCCATTTTTTTATTCTCCTAAGTAAGATTAATCGTTCATGGCAGACACTTGCCTACCACCACTAACTGAACTTTTTCTTTCTTGATAGATTTTTTGTCCAGTTCTATTCTCTAATGCGTTCAGATCACCAGAAAGAGATTCGTTTTGCTCTGAGCTCTTATTGCTATAATAAGATTTCATTTGTTTATGCTTTTCTTTTGGCATTTCACAAAGCAACATTCCTTCAATTCCAATGCAACCTTCCCATTGTCCGTGATTAATAGTCGGAAACAACTGATTTTTCACAGTATTCGCAGGTCTAGCTTCCCACCCTTCTCGCATACGTTTGTATACATTGTCTGGTGTGTCCTTGCCCTGTATTGACGTAGCTACCCATCTTTGAACAAACCCAGCTCTAGGCTCTGGTGCATCCAATAATGCTGGTGGAGTCCACGCAGTTTGAGGTCTTGACTCCTCATCCCTAATATTCTCCCTTGATTCGCTTGCTCTTACATTTCTCTCACTCATAACTAGCTCCTTTGACTTTTTTGTATTTCTGAAACATATTTTTTAAGACTTGCCTCATCATTAATCCCAAGTTCTCTAGCCATTCGTAATTGATCTTGAGTCATACGAACCCTATTCCCTTTGTAAGACGAGCCACCTGTAGATGGTGCTACTACTTTACTAACTTTTGCTCGTGGTCTACTCTGGTCATTACTTGATGTTAACTCAGGGAAAACCTTTTGTAAACGACTATTTAACTCATCATAATAACCATCAGAGTTTTTGTCATTCCCTTCTAAGTCAAGTTGAACATCTATTGCTCTAGCTGCAGCAGTTTCTCTCTCAAACCCCTTTTTGTTAAACCATGTGTTATTTTCCCACCAACCCATAGCTTTTTGTGGCGTAGGATTAGTTGCATTTTGTTGTGCACGACCTACTGTTGGGGATACTGCTTGAGCTTGTTGCATTTGCCTTTGCATTTCATTTACTCTTATCGTAGCTCTCATATCAGCCATCTGCTCTTGAAAATTGACTTGTGCTTCTGTGTCACCTTCTTCTACAGCTTTAGTTAATGCTTGCTTTGTTAAAGAGTATCTGTTCTCAAATTCTTTATTGGCTTGACCTTGAGCTTGGTTTTGAGTTCCTCGTTCAAGACGTTCTAGTCTTTTAGATAATTGAGCATTTGCTTCTGCTTGTGTCCTAGCTTCTATCTCTGCATTACGCCTTTGTTCAACGAGCTTTTTAACTCTACGTTCAACTTTTGCACTATACACTTCTTCTGATAAGGCTTCTTCTTTGTTATCTACTTTAGCTTCAACTTCTACTTTGTCTTCTGCTATTTCAATTTCAAACTCATCATCATTAGACTTTCGTTTAGTGTCCTCAATTTCTTTTTCTATTTCCTCTATTACAGGATTGTTTTCTTCTGACATGGTTGCGTTCTCCAAGTTATTCGCATTTATAAATAAGCAGTTACTTCTACGCCTTTAGGCAAGATAGATGTTATCTCGTCATCATTGAGTAAAAGAAACCTGACACCATTTATTATTAATTTTTGCCCAGCGTATTTACCATAGGTAACTCTATCGCCAGATTTAGGTGTGTGACTTTGTTTCCATCGTTCACCACTATCCCTATCTCTATAAGCCAACTCACCAACTGCAGCAACTAGACCATGAGCAGTTAAATATGCTTCATTCTCTTGTGCTTTT